CCAGCAGTTGTGTGTTGAAAGCCGAGGCTTCACACCTACAGCAGTAAAGCTTGAGCATTCAGTTGCTAAGATTATAGATGGGCAACGCCGAAATGGTTTTGAGTTAGACATGCGTAAAGCTATGTTGCTTGTTGCAATGTTCCAAGAGAAGTTAGATGCTACAGAGTCTGAAGTGCACGAGACATTCAGACCCAAGGTTATCATAGATATTCTCAAGCCTAAGTATACTAAAAGCGGCAAGCTTGCTAAAGTGTCTGAAGGCCCAGACGGTAAGGGTGTTAGACTTACTGACGAGGAGTATGACATCATGCTTCAAACCAACAAGCCTCTCAAGCGTGAGACTCATATAGAGTTTAACTTGGGTTCTCGTAAGCAGATAGGAGAGTATCTTGTTGAGGCTGGATGGACACCTAAAAACTTTACACCTACCGGCCAGCCAATCGTTGACGAGGGTACACTGTCTAAGGTTAAAGATATACCTGAAGCTGCATTGATTGCTAAGTACCTAATGCTTCAGAAGCGCTTGGCTCAAGTAAACAGTTGGATAAAAGCGGTTGAGCCTGACAACAGGGTGCGTGGTTATGTTAACCCTAACGGTGCTGTGACAGGCCGCATGACACATAGCCATCCTAACATGGCCCAGATACCTAGCAGTAACTCACCCTACGGCAAAGAGTGTAGGTCTTGCTGGACTGTAAAGTCTGGTAACAAGCTGGTAGGTATTGATGCTTCAGGCTTAGAACTTAGAATGCTTGCACACTATATGAACGATAAGGAGTATACAAATGAAATCCTCAACGGTGACATTCACAGCGCTAACCAAAGACTTGCAGGACTTGAATCAAGAAATCAGGCGAAAACTTTCATCTATGCCTTCCTTTACGGAGCCGGAAATGCTAAGCTTGGGACAGTGGTTAAAGCAGGTCAATCAAGAGGTAAGCAACTGCGAGAACAGTTTCTTAATAGTCTCCCATCACTTAGAACTCTTATCCAACGAGTACAACGAGACAGTAAAAAGGGCTTCCTCAAGGGGCTAGATGGGCGTAAGGTTACTGTTCGCTCTGAACATGCGGCACTCAATACGCTGTTACAATCAGCAGGTGCTATAGTTATGAAGGAAGCGTTGGTTATACTGGAGAAAAAGATACGGCACTTAGATGCTAAGTTTGTAGCCAACGTCCATGACGAATGGCAGATTGAATGCTTAGAAGAACATGCAAAACAAGTAGGTGATGCAGGCATTGAAGCTATCGTTGAAGCAGGTAAGAACTTAAACTTAAACTGTCCCTTAGACGGGGATTACAACATCGGAGATGGATGGCATGAAACCCACTAAGAAATGTAATCGTTGCGAAGATGAATTGGTAGATGAAGAAAACTGGACTATGGGTAATGTTCGCAAAAAGAATTATATATGCAAGGCTTGTGATAACGCTAAAAGAAAATCGAACTTACAAAAATCTAAAGAAGAAACTAACTCAGAAGAGGTTGAACAAGATGAAGCCATGTAAAGAAGACAGGAAAAAGTTTGACTTAGACTTAGCTTATGGCGAGGTTCGTGAAGATAAAATTGCAGAAATGCTTACCAACAAAAAGATAGAAGTTAAGTCAGAGCGTGGGATGTGGATGAAGACAGGTAACATTGCTATTGAGTATAAGTCTTACGGTAAGCCATCAGGTATTGATGCAACAGAATCTGACTATTGGTTTCACAACTTGTGTATTGGTGATGAAGAATACTGTACACTTGTATTCAATACAAACACATTAAGAAAGATTGTTAAGCGATTAGACAGTTTTAAAACAGTATCAGGTGGTGACAATAGAGCCAGTCAAATGTACCTGTTAAACCTTCAGAAGCTATTCTCTTCTGATGTAATCAAAGCATTCAAGGAGTTAGAAGATGAACCAGAAGCCGCTTAATACTATAGTCCCTGACATCTATGGGCTTCTTGAGAACCTTTCAAACGGAGAGCCTCTTCCAATAACGGAGGAGGCGCTCGATGCAACAATGGCATCTATGAAAGAAGCTATCCTTCACTGGGCAACACCAAGACCCAGAGACACTGACTTCACTGTCCGAATGTCTAACGTAGGTAAGCCGTCCCGACAGATGTGGTTTGAGAAGCATGACCCTAATGGCCGAGGTAGTGTTGATGGTGCAACGCAGATTAAGTTTCTGTACGGTCATGTGCTTGAAGAGATTGTACTTATGCTTGTAAGGATGGCAGGACACAGCGTCACTGATGAGCAAAAAGAAGTAACGGTCAACGGCATTGTCGGACACATGGACTGTAAGATTAACGGTCAGGTGGTGGACGTTAAGTCTGCATCTAAATTCGCCTTCAATAAGTTTATGAAGGGTACTCTGGCTGACGATGACCCCTTTGGTTACTTAGGACAACTCGCCGGTTACGAGAAAGCGGAAGGCACAGACGAGGGTGGTTTCCTTGTTATCAACAAAGAAAGCGGTGAGCTTTGTATGTATGTGCCGGATGATTTAGATAAGCCTAACATCGACACAAAAATAAATACTCTATTAGATGAATTAAAACTTGACACGCCACCTGAATTATGCTATACTCCCACACCTGATGGCAAGAAAGGAAATATGCAATTGCCTAAAGGGTGTACGTGGTGTAAGTATAAGCATCAATGTCACAAAGATGCCAACGATGGCGAAGGACTTAGAACTTTTAAATACTCTACTGGTTATAAATACTTGACACATGTAGAAGTTGAACCAAAGGTGGATGAGATATTATGAATCGCAGAAAGTCTAAGCGAATAAAAAAACATGCAGAAGCTTTGCAGATTGAATGGCTTAAAAGTCTCCTCAATGACGAGGAGGCTTCTAAGATTAACCAAGATAACTTCAGGGGTATGATGCCAGAACAGACACATATCTGGGCGCAGAGAACAATACACACAAGCTTCTATACCCTGAAGTGGCTCACCAACAAAATTAAACAGTTGATTAAAATCTTTCCTGACAAGCAGGTTGAAGACATTACCCCGCAAGATATTGTTTGGAAGATGGAGCAACGGTAAGGAGGCGCATGAAAAAAGTACGCAAAGGCTATAGGAAGGCCAGAGTTAAACGCCCAGTAGAGAAAGATTTAATTAAAGGGTATGACTCAAACTGGGAGTATGAACTCCACTCCGGCATCCTAGATGCTTGGGAACACCATGTTGATAAAGTTGAGTACACAGTTACACACAAGTACGAACCAGACTTTGTTAAACAAATAGACGGTAAGAAGATATTGCTTGAAGCTAAGGGGCGCTTCTGGGACAGTGCAGAATACTCTAAGTATGTCTGGGTTTCTAAGGTTCTCCCCGATGACGTTGAGCTGGTGTTCCTTTTTGCTAACCCTAACGCTCCAATGCCTCAAGCAAAAGTTCGGAAGGATGGAACAAGAAGGTCACACGGCGAGTGGGCATCGTCCCATAACTTTAGGTGGTTTAGCGAAGACAGTATACCAGATGACTGGATTAACATAAAACACAAAGAGGACTTTAAAGATGAGCATTAATGACGCTACTCCCCAAGACTGGGACAGAGTAAGGGCTACAGGAGAGCCTACGTTTGAAGAGTACATGAAGCGTTTAGATTCTAAGTTTGTATATGACAGCACTGCAAGCTATGGCAACGAAGTAACTTCAGACGCAGGAGACTTTGCGGATTGCTGGGAGCCTGAGACTGATGTAGTAAATAACCCCAGCCATTACAACACAGGTGAGATAGAGTGTATTGATGCAATCAAAGAATCCATGCCTAGTGTTGCATTCAAAGGCTACCTCAAGGGCAACTGCATGAAGTATTTGTGGCGCTATGACTACAAGGGCAAGCAGTTACAGGACTTACAGAAAGCTGGGTGGTACTTAAACAAACTAACATCTATAGTAACAGAGGAGAATAGCTAGTGGTCTGCTGGCATTGTGGTTCAGACATTGTGTGGGGCGGTGACGCAGACATAAGCCACGAAGACGATACGTTTGCAATAGAAACAAACCTTCACTGCCCTACCTGTAAATCTGAATATGTTATTTATTATCCTAAAGAAGAGGTTAAAAGCAATGGCGAAGTGGTGGCGAATATGGGCCAAGAGTCTAGGTGAAAAAGTCGGCGAGACAGATAAGCAAGCTAATACTGTTGCTTGTATTAGGACTGCTTGGTGGCTTACTCATATGGTTACATGTGGATTTATTATTGCAGGCAACACAAAAACATTAGGTCTATGGTAATGGATAGAAAAGAGGAAAGGCGGGACAGGTTTGACCGCAAAAAGAAATTCAACAAAGTAACTAGGTCTGATAAAGTTAAGACCGAGCGAAAAAAAATTAAAAGGAATAAAGATGACATTACAATTTATGAACATGCACTGGAGCGTTGAGCTTCGATACGGGTTTGGTTTTGACATCGAGTCTTGTAGTAGCCGTCCAGTGTGGGTTATGCAAGAAGAAAATATAGTAGCAATGTCTTTTGATGGTATTGTACTTTGCCTACCGTTTTTAATTTTTACAATAGGTAATGTTTGGGAGGATATTGAAGATGCTGGAGCTGATAGTTGAGGGCATTGCAGTGTTTCTTATATTAGTTATTTTAATAGGTATTGGAGGCGCTGCACTGTATAGTGTTTACATGGATAACTTGGATGATGACAATGACTTATAGACAAAAATGTATTTTAAAATCACTGGGACTTATTATAATTTCTCCCGTATATGTACCTGCTGTAATCTTATATGACCACAGGTCAGAGTTCGCAGACTTTTACAGAGAAGCCTTCATGGTTTTGAAGGGAACACACCCAGATTTAGAGGAAGAAAAGAATGGATAAGTACCAACAGTTTATACACAAGAGCCGCTATGCACGGTGGCTCAGCACCGAAGGACGCAGAGAAACGTGGGAAGAGACAGTCCAGCGGTATGTAGACTTCTGGGTTAATAGAAAACAGATAGATAAGAAAACCGCAGACCGACTATATGATGGCATTGTAACACAAAAGGTTATGCCATCTATGCGGTGCATGATGACAGCAGGTGAAGCTTTAGATAAAGATAACGTGGCTGGCTTTAATTGTAGTTACCTAGCTATTGATTCTCCACGAAGCTTTGATGAGTTGATGTACGTTTTAATGTGCGGCACTGGTGTAGGCTTTAGTGTTGAGCGAGCGTTTATCAACAAGCTTCCAGTAATTGCTGAAACATTCCACCCGACTGACACAACGATTGTTGTTGCCGACAGCAAGATTGGATGGGCTTCTGCATTCCGTGAGTTGATTGCAATGTTGTATGCCGGTAAGATTCCTAAGTGGGACATGAGTAAGATTAGACCCGCTGGCGCTAGACTCAAGACCTTTGGTGGCCGTGCTTCAGGCTCTGCTCCGCTAGAAGACTTGTTTCGTTTCTGCGTAGAAGTCTTTCAGAAAGCAGGTGGCCGCAAGCTAACGTCTATTGAATGCCACGATGTTGTATGTAAGATTGCTGACATTGTAGTTGTAGGTGGAGTAAGGCGCTCAGCGCTTATCAGTCTATCAAATCTTTCTGACAACCGCATGGCTAAAGCTAAGACGGGTGCTTGGTGGGAGATGGACGGACATCGTAGGCTTGCTAACAACAGCGTAGCATACACAGAAAAGCCTGACTTTGAGGCATTCATCAACGAGATGAAGACACTCTATGAAAGCCGAGCAGGTGAACGAGGATTGTTTAGTCGTGTAGCCGCACAGAATATTGCCGCTCGTAATGGCCGTAGAGATTCTGAGCAAGACTTTGGTACTAACCCATGCTCAGAAATTATCCTACGCTCTAATCAGTTCTGTAATTTATCTGAGGTTGTTGTGCGTGAAGATGACACAGCAGAAACACTCAAAGAAAAAGTAGAGTTAGCTGCCATCATTGGTACACTGCAAGCAACACTCACAGACTTTAGATATTTGCGGAACATCTGGATAAAGAACACATCAGAAGAAGCTCTGCTTGGTTTAAGCATGACAGGAATTATGGACAATGAGCTACTATCGGGTAAAGGAGATGCAGAAGAACTTGCATCCACGTTGGAAAGTCTTCGTGACCATGCTATCAAGGTCAACGAAAAGTGGGCTAAGAAGCTTGGTATTGAACAGTCTGCGGCTATCACATGCGTTAAGCCAAGCGGTACTGTTTCTCAGCTTGTTGATAGTGCTAGTGGTATTCATCCTAGGTTTTCCAAACATTATATTCGGAGAGTACGTTCAGACAAGAAAGACCCGCTTGCAGTCTTTATGGAAGCGGCAGGATTCCCAGTAGAACAGGACGTTATGTCAGAGTCTTCAGTGGTCTACAGCTTTCCGGTTAAAGCTCCAGAAGCCAGTGTAGTTGTAAAGGAAGTAGGAGCTATGCAACAGTTAGCACTTTGGAAGGCTTACCAGAATCACTGGTGTGAGCATAAGCCAAGTATCACTGTGTACTACACTGATGATGAATACCTGCAAGTAGCTCAGTGGATATGGGAAAACTTTGATATATGTTCCGGTATTAGTTTGTTGCCAGTTAGTGACCATGTATATCAGCAGGCTCCGTATGAAGACATTAGTGCAGAGAAGTATGAAGAGTTACTAGCTTCTATGCCTAAAGATGTTAATTGGAATGACTTGATTTACTTTGAACAAGAAGACAACACCACAGGCTCACAGGAATTAGCGTGTGTCGGTGGAGCTTGTGAGATAGTATAAGGAGATATACATGAAAGCAAAGGAAGCTAATATACTATCGTTTAAAATAATCGTCAATCATTCGGGGGCCATCCTAACTGAGATGGGTGGCCTCCCCGAAGACCGACTACATGAAGTGTTTAAGGGTGATGAGCTGATGCTCGTGCGTAAGATTATCCGTGACGCTAGACCTAAACTGGAGAAAATGCACGACTACCTTGAGCGTGAACTAACAGCCTTCTCTACCACTTAGATTTATTAGCCCAATATGCCGCAGACATTTTGCCCTTGGCAATGTTCTTAGCATGGCGGGCTTTAAAACTTGCACGTTTCTTCTTCATCTTGTCTGACTCACCGGCTTTGGGCTTACCTGCTGTACTGGCTCCTTGCTCCCCGTATCGGATTGTCTTGATTTTATCGCCTTCTTTTGCCACAACAATATGGCTTTTCTTCGGGTGCTTTGGTGTACGCTTCGGTTTATTATATCCGCTTACTCCTGCTCTGGCTAGTCGAGGGTCTTTCTTTTTAGCACCCATTACTTAGTCACCTTCCCGCCTTTACTAAACGCCTTTTCCATTCTAGCAACATCTGGAAATCTGGCTGCTTGTCCTACGCTAGGTTTTTTCAGTGCGCCCCTAACTCCTTGAGCGACTGAACCCGCTACACTTTTAGTGACTGAACCCGCTACATTCTTAGCGCCTTGAACTCCCTTCTTTGCTCTTTCACCAATAGTAGGCTTTTTAATTACAGGCTTAGGCTTAAAGTTTGTTTTGTTCACAGGCTCACCTGTAATTACAGTCTTAGAAATTTTATATTCGGACGGCTTGCCCTTCGGTATTCCTGCTCTTCTAACTACATCTGTATTTTTAAAAATTGTTTTATTGGGCATTGGTTTATTTCCTATAGGTTTTAGTTTTCTTTGCAATCTTCTTGGGTTGAGCGCTATGCTGCTTACCTTTCTTAGTGTCGGCTCTTTTCTTTTTGGATGTGGCCGCATACTCTTTTTTGGTTAAAGCCTGCCTAGCTTTCTTAGGCAGATAACGCTCCCCAGTTGCCTTCTTTCCTTGGGTACTAGGCTTACCTGACTTAGTACCCCACTCTTCTTTAGTCCATTTCTTTAAAGACTTCTGTGATTTTTTAAGTGCCATTACTTGTACCCTCCTCCCTTTGCTTTATATTCCTTTGCAAGCATCTGGGCTTTACGTGCTGACCATTGACCCGCCTTACCACCTTTAGTACCTGCCTTTATTTTGTTAAACAGATTCTTTCGCATGGTCGGTTTGGTATAGTTACCTGCCTTATTAACTGTTGATTTCTTTTTAGCTGCCACATTACTTCTCCCTCTGAACGCCTTTAGTCTTTTCTACGGTACGCATTGCACCTAGTCCTAACATGCCCATTAACACAGGCATCATTTCAGATAGCGCAATTAGGGGAACAGTGATGTCAGAATTGGATAAAGCCAACGCAAAGTTAGCGAACGGGATAAGAATGAAGTTACCCGCCATGCCAGCCACGCATACCCAACCCACAGCAGGCCGCCAGCCAGCGACAAACATGTTCTTATGTGCCGCCTCAACCTTATTAACTTCAAGCTGGCCTTTCGCAAGCTCCTGTGCGTGTCTTTCAGCCATTGTACTAAGTTCAAACGCGATGGCATTCTTCTTATCTTTATCCTCTATAAATTTATCTAACAGTCCGGTAACTGGCCCAATCAATGATTGCAACATAAGTCTATCTCCTTAATAACACCACATTACGCCAGCTTCATTATCGCTGACAGTCCTGCTATCCACATGGATGAAAGCACTAGCGACTCCAATACCATTAAATCCCAGTTTGATAGCCTCTTGTACAATTGTGTATCTTTCATTTCCGTTACGTGCTCTAATGTCTGCTGCAATACCTTGGGCATGAGTTCCTGCTTTCTCCTTACGTTTTTCAATGGAGTGATTAGGACTTCTATAACCACTCGTTATAATAAACGGAAAGCCACACGCTTCCCGTAGTTCGTCAAGCTTGTGTATAAAGTCCCTTGACATCTCGTTTTCGCCAGTTTCTTGGCAGTTAAAGTCTTCTAGTTTAAAGTATTTAAATTCACTCATATTAATACGCCTCGTACATTAAATGTATATTTTTTAGAGGGGTCTTCGCTAATATCTTGAGCAGCATGAGTGAGTTTACCATAATCATCTATAGCTTCTTTTCTATTTTTCCCGCCGCTTTTAGCTTTTTCAAAATCATATTTGTCAGGGAGAATTTCATACTTTCCTTCACCTAAGTTTTTAAAGTTAAATACACCAGTAGTTGTAAACATCTCAAACACAGGGTCTTTTAAAGATGTAACTGCCAAGTCTACATACGACTGATTATTTCTTTTAGCCTTATAGAATTGGTCTGGTCTTTCTCCGTTCCCCATATCTGGATAATCAGAATACTTAATAGATGTTCTACCATCTTTCATTGCATTTTCTATTGCAGCTCTAAGCACATCTTGCTGCTCAGTACCAAACTTTTCAACACGAACATCAGCGCCTTTAGAGTCCAGTCCAAGCTTATTACCCAACATGTAACGAACATACAATAAAGCATTTTCAGGTACAACATTAATTCCGGCTACAACTTTGCGCTGTATGTTACGTATAACTCTAGGCGTATTGGATAGGTCAGGGTCTGGAGTCGATACAGCTTCTCGTATACCTTCGACATCTAACTTAGGCAGCTTTATTTCAAAGTCTTCTGTACTTACAGCATTAGTCGTATTTTCTGCTGTACGTCCTTCAGAACTAAAATCAAGGTCTGGTAGCTTAGTGTCTGACAGGTCAGGAGCATCAGTAGTATTAGCTTCACGCAATTGCTCCATAGTCATATCGCCCATCAAAAACTTCTTAACATCTGGCAGTTTCGCATTACTTAAATCAGGAGCATCAGTTTTAACGGCTTCTCTAATCTTGTCGGTGTCTACAGATAAATCTACAGGCTCAGGTGAAGCCGTAGTGCCTGTTCTGTTTTCTGCTGTGCGTCCTCTAGAACTAAAGTCAGCCCCTAATAGTTTTCTTAAAGCTGAAACAGTGCTTCCCGCCGCAGCGCTTACGCCCTCTGACACAGTGTCAAGTGTTTCTGATATTGTACTTTGTACATCTTTAGAAACATTATCTATAGATTCCGACATGCCATCAAGAATACTAGACTCAGGCTGCACTACAGACTCCGTTGTTTTTATTTGCTCAACCACTTCAACCGGCTCAGCATTTTCAACCATCTCAGCTTTTTTGGAAATGTCTGAATCAATTCCAGCATCAAACCTCAAGCTTTGTCCAACATAAATTTTATTAATATCTTTAATGTTATTAAGCTTAGCTATTTCAGAAACAGTCATTCCTTCTCTTTGAGCAATTTCAGAAAGTGTATCTCCAGACTCTATCACATAACCGCCTTCAGCAAACATCTTTAATCCTTTGAGAATATCTGCTCGCATCTTTTCAGTCATTTCAAGAGTTGGAAGTTGTACAGTCTTATCGCCCTGCTTGTACTCGACCATCTTAACATCTACGCCGTACTTATCAGCAAAATCTCGCTTCCAAATCTTTTGTAGAGTGCGGTCATAAAAGTCCATATACTTTTGGCCGCCTCTCTTAAAGGTCATTGGCTGTTTAAGTGCGTAGTCTCCCAAGTCATCAGGGGTTGAAGCAAGTAATTTTTCTGCGTTTTCTTTTCCAAGAATTTTAGGTAGTTTTTGAACGGCCTCTTCATAAGTATCAAAGCCAACTAAAAAATCATCAAATTCATCAGTTGTTGAAACACCTTGCAATAACCATCCCGCAGGCTCTCCGGTGTCTATATTTTGTCTTTGATACAAGATGGCTTCGCTAATGTCACCTATCTTCCTATTTCTTTCAGCCTGTAAACGTCCAGTAGTTAAAGCAACTTGGTCATACCCTTCTTCTGCCGCTACTTTCATAGCTTGACGGAGGCCGACAGCTCCCCACTGCTTGTCCTTTTTAAGAGGAAGTTCTGGAACAAAAGGTTCAATTGTTTGAGCATCTATTTCTGCGTCTATTAAAAGTTCATCTATTAACTCATCTTTTTTTGCTTCAGAAATATCGGAGTTAATTATTTGCTGCCTACGGTCTTCCAGTTCTTTTCGCTTTAAAGCTTTTTCGTTAGCCTTTTCTGTTGTTAAATAACCTCTACCGTTTTTACCTGTTGCAGACTGGTGGGCATCTGACTGTATTTCATCAACCAACAAAGTTCTAGTAAACGCATCATCAGTTTGTTCAACATCAGCCAAGCGCACATGAGCTATTTGGTTTTTGCTTTCAGGATGGTGCATCATGTTTACATAATTGAAATCAACCTTTTTGAATTTATCTGGAATTGAGATTACAAGCTCACGATAGTTTTGAGTGTCTTTGCCTTCAAACGAATAATCTAAGTGTGCTGGTTGGGTTACAAAGTCACCCTCGGTTTTGCCAAAAAACTCTTCTTGTTTAGAATTAAACCAAGCGTTAAACTCAGCAGGATTGTCAACCATCTCATCTAACATATCTACATCGTGAGGATAGTTTTCTTCTGCCCAAGCCCAGAACGCATCATCTTCGTCTAGCTCATCTCCTACAAGTGTAGGCATATCGTCTATTGCTTCTACTTTTTCTGGCTTACTACGACCTACCTGAACCTCAAAGTCAAAATCATTATCTTCAAAGAACTTCTGGACTTCTTCTTTAGTTGCAGGGTTGTTGTTTCCAAAGCGCTCTTTAGCGCCTGTCCACTCTAGCTCGTCTGGAGTTACACCTTTCATTTCGTTTAAGAATGATTGACCAGCACGAGGCTTACTGCCCTGAAGCTGTTGGGCAGCTTTTTCTGCTTCGCTAAACAGTCCAGAAGCTTTCTTAGGTGCAAAAGCTTTTGTAGCTGCACGTACAACACTACCCAACGCAAAGCCGTGGCGTGGGTCTTTCTTGTCAAAAGCTTTTGAAGAAGTTAATTTAAACTGCTCAGGCTCAAATAAGATATAAGAATAAGCATCTTCGCCTACGTAGCTGGGTTCAGCAGTGTTACGGTACTTGATAGAATCAAAGCCTAGCTTGTTTATGAGGTCTTTAAACTTCATGTTAAACTCAGCACGTTGCAAATCCATCTCAACTTTTTCAAGTGGAGTTGAATAAGGTCTAGAGTCCATGCCAATGTACTTCACAAAATCAAAAGACTCGTCTGTTAAAACATCAATGATGTCAATATCGCTTGCAGTTATTTTAGCGCCCTGAGCCTTTGCAGCTTTAAGCAATACTTTTACAGACTCTACGTCTTGGATAATATACTCTGCTCTCCAGCTACGCATGTCTTCACCTACAATCAAAGGCTTTCTTACATCAATGTATCCTTCCTGCATTGTATACGGACGTATTTCTCTGTCGGTATCTTTTAGCTGAGTAGTTACATAATCAAAAAACTTGTCGTAAGCATCCGACTTAGGATTATCAGGGTTGCCAGTAAACTGTTTCATTAAGTTCATCGCTTTGTCTTGGTCGTTACCTGTAAACTCTAAAGCCATATCTCTAATCATAACTTTATCTGCTGCTCCTCTAGAGCCTGCATGAGTACCTATTTCACGAGCAAATGGGAATGAGATGTTATAGTCTGCATTCTGGTAGCTTGAAACAACACGATATACTGGCTCTTTCTTTTCAGAGTTTTGCACATACTTTTCTTGCGCTTCTTGACGGGCTTCAGGAGAAAGAAGTTTAGTTTCTTCTGGGCCAGCGTCAATGCGTGGAGTTTTAAATCTTGAAAAGTCTACGCCGCCTTTAGCTGCTACCTTAACCATAGCGTTTCGGGCCAGTTCAAAAGCTCCCTTGTCGCTAAGCATTGGGAAAGTATTTTTTATTTCTGTTTTAAAGTAGTCGTGCATAAAGTCTAAAGAGTCTTCATCAAACTTATTTACAGAAGCCTTTTCAATTTCTTCTGGAGACAGTTCAATGCGAGCTTTGTCGTAGAAAGCTTTGATGTTTTTAATTTCATTGCTTACCAAAGCCTTAACTATTACGCCGCTTCTGTTGTCGTCCTCTAAGCCTTCAATGTTTCTAAGAGCAAGGATGTGGTCATCATCTAAGTTATCATCTTCTTGAATTTCGTGTAGCTTTTCTTTAGCTTCTTTAACATTTCTAATTTCTAAAGCTTCTTGAAACTTAGGATTGCTGTCTATTTGCTGTAAAGTTTTATATTTACTTTTAAGTTCATTTACAACATGGGCTTCAGTCAAATCAAACAGGTCGTATTCCGGTGTTGTAATTATTCCTTCATCTCTTGCAATAAGTAAATTAGAATCTAAACGCTGTGCAGCTTTTTCAACTACAGCGGGGTCAACAAGACCTTCAGTAACTTCTGAGATTTTAGCTGCTGTTGATTCAGCCATGAATGGAGCTTCAGGCACATCAGCTTGTTTTCTAATAAGACTTGTAAATGCTTTAGCCGCTACCTGACCCCCGATGGCGTATCCTATGGGACTTCCTGTTTTTTCAAACTTCGGAATCATTCCACCAAACACATCTTTTTGTGTTCTTTTTAAACTTCTTCTGTAGTGTCTAACATAGTCTTCGCCTAGTACCTGCTTACCCATGTAAGTTCCAGAAACTAAGGGGACTTTGTTCCCCATTGTAGGCACAATGCCTTGCTGAATCATGCTTAACATATCTGAAGCTGCTGGGCCAAACGGCAATGTAGCATAAGCCAAATTGCTGTTAGCGTACTTAGCAGCAGTTTGAGCACGTTTTAAACTGTCAAGCAAAAGACCGTTACCACCCCAACGTGCGATGGCTTCCTTAGTAATTTCAAACTCAGTTTTACCTATCTCATTATCGCCGCCTGTACGAGCATAGTTTGACCACCTAGCCATTCCTGTCATAATAGCACCAGCAGCTAATAGCTTAGGAGCATTACGCTTAGGATTCTTTATCATAGCTTTAGTAGCGCCTTTCAATACAGTGTTTGAAAATGCAGCAGGATAGCTAAGCAATTGGAACATTACCGCAGTCTTAGGGTTTGAAAACAACAGCGGCTTAATGCCTGACATTGCAGTAGGCTGTAAAACTACAGAGTTTGTGTAACGCGCAGCGCCTCCTAAGAAATCAGTCTTATAAAACTCATCACTTGTTTTTGCTCCACCTCTATGCCAGTCAACAGCTTTCTTCCAGTCGATGCCTAGCTCTGCTAGTTCTCCGGCTAGTGTTTCGCCGTCTGAATCTAATCCTTTGCTTGTATAGCGTGTAGATAGTTTGTTAATGTTTTCGTTAATTAAGTTTTTACCGCTTGCAAACGAAACATTCTGAACAAACTTAGTCCACTGGTCAAGAAGCGTAATACGGAAAAACTTATTACTTGCTTTCTGCATTCCTTCACTTACTAACTCGTCACCCGCTAGTCTGTCGCCTACTTGTGCAAGCGCTTGGTCTACATGGATGCTGAAGTTACGCATTTCAGACAAAGCTTCTTTTGCAGTCAATCCGTTTTCAGACATTAGCTTTGACTGCATGTCTTTAGTAATGGTTTTGTGTGAAGTGCTTATAGCTTCTTTAAAGCCTTTTGCAGAGTTTATTACACCTGCTTTACCAACATTAATAAACACTTCCGTCAAACTTGACAGAGTTGCTAAGCCTAGCAAAGCAACACGGTTTGTAAAGCTATAAGCGTCTACGGCTGTTTGAGCAGTCTTACCATACCGTTCCATGCCTTCGCCTGTAGCAGTGCGATATAGTTTTTCTAGCTGGCGTTCAATCTTAGGCGTAAAGTTTTCACCGCTGTTAGTCATTTCTTCTCGTATGCGATTGACGTAAAAGCCTCTGAACTGCTCAAAGTTGTTTACGCCTAATACACGATGTTTAGCTACAGACTTACCGGCCTGATAGGTATAAGCATGTAATGCACCCAGAACGTCAGA